GCTATTACTCTAAATTTACTGTAATGTATATACACAATACAGGCGGCTCTACCAAGCATATAACTGTTCAATGGTTTGACGCAAGTGCTAATACCACTCTTGATATATTAACTCAATACGATTTCACATCAAAAAACTACTTGCAGTTTGATGGCAATGCCTACATTGTTTTGGAAGAAGGCGACAAAATTAAAATAACTACTCAATCTGCAAGTTCATTTAGTTTTATAGCAACATTTGAAGAAGAAGGGTTAACAAGAGCATGACCTACCTTGAACTTGTAAACGATGTATTAGTAAGGTTGCGTGAGACAACAGTTTCTACTGTTTCCGAAACCTCTTATTCTGCTTTAATTGGCAAGTTTGTAAATGATGCCAAGCGTCAGATTGAAGATGCTTTTGCTTGGAATGTGTTAGGTCAAACCATTACAGTTACCACTGTAGCATCTACACCCGCTTACTCTCTGACAGGTGCTGGTCAGAAGTTTCAAGTGATGGATGTAATCAATACCACTAGCAATGTTGGACTCATAAACATTACTTTTGTGGACATGAACCGCAAGCTAAACTTTACTCCACTTGTCAATTCAATACCTACAGAATTTGCTTTTGATGGGGTTGATGGTAGTTACGACACTAAGGTAAATCTATATCCAATACCTGATGGCGTGTACACAATCAAATTTGCGTTGACAGTGCCACAGGCTACATTGTCATCAGATGCTACTGTTGTTGCTGTTGCTGACACTTTAGTGGCTCAGAATGCCTATGCTCGTGCTTTGGTAGAGCGTGGTGAGGATGGTGGTTTGACTTCATCTGAGGCATATCAGTTGTATAAAGCCATGTTGTCTGACAGCATTGCTTTGGAAGGCACTCGCTATCCTGAGAATCAGGAGTTTGTTGCGATATGAGTCAACAAATACAAACCTTTAGCGTTTCAGCGCCAGCACTTTATGGGCTGAATACGCAAGATTCACCTCTTGATCTTGCGGCTGGATATGCTTTGGTTGCGACAAATTGCATCATTGACCAGTATGGTCGTATGGGTTCACGCAAAGGTTTTTCAAGAGTCAATGCGTCTAGTGGAAATCTAGGCGCAAATGACGTTAAGGTTATCCATGAGTTAGTTCAAGCTGATGGCACTTTGACTGTATTGTTTGCTGGCAACAACAAGTTATTTAAACTTGATGGGTCTAATGCCGTAGTTGAGTTGACCTATGGTGGTGGCGGTACAGCACCAACAATTACCGCAAGTAACTGGCAATGTGCATCGTTAAACAACATCACATACTTCTTTCAGTCAGGCTTTAATCCACTGATCTATGACCCCGCTGTAAGCACTACAACCTATCGTAGAGTTAGTGAGAAGACAGGGTATGTAGGAACTGTTCCTGATGGCAACATTGCAATCTCTGCTTTTGGTAGATTGTGGGTGGCAAACACTACAGCCAATAACGCAACAGTCTTTTTCTCTGATTTGATTGCGGGTCATGTTTGGTCAACAGGTACATCAGGTTCTTTAAATGTAGATCGTGTTTGGGCTAATGGTGCTGATGAGATCACAGGTCTTGCCGCACACAATGGCTTCCTGTTTATCTTTGGTAAGCGTCAAATTCTGATTTACCAAAATGCTACTACACCAGCATCAATGTCATTGAGTGACACTGTTGAGGGTATTGGTTGCATTGCAAGAGACAGTATTCAGACTACTAGCACTGATGTGCTTTTCTTGTCTAACTCTGGTGTTCGTTCTTTGATGAGAACAATTCAAGAGAAGTCTTCACCTGAGAGAGACTTGTCTAAGAACATTCGTAATGACTTAATGACTGTGATTGCTGGTGAGACATTGGCAAATGTTAAGTCTGTCTATTCTGAGCGTGAAGCGTTTTATTTATTGAGTACACCATCTGTAGGTGGTGTATTTTGTTTTGATACCAAGGCTTATTTGCCTGATGGTGCGGCAAGAGCAACGACTTGGGACTCTATAACACCAACAGCATTTTTGTCTCGCCGTGATGGTAGTTTGTACATTGGCAAGAATGGCTATATTGGTTTGTATGGTACTTACCAAGATTACCAATCCTCTTATCGTATGTTGTATTACACAAACCATGCAGACCTTGGGAATCAGAACCAAACTTCTATTCTGAAGAAGTTGTCTATTGTTGTTATTGGCGGCACAAATCAGACTGTTGCCTTTAAGTGGGGGTTTGACTTTAAAACAAACTATTTGTCTGCCGATGATTCTATTCCTAGTCAGGGTGAGTCTTTTTACAACATTGCTGAGTATGGTGCTAATGCTACTGTAGTTGCAGAATACTCTGATGGTGTTGCGTTGCAGACCTTAACTGTTTCAGCATCTGGCGCTGGTAAGGTTGTTCAAACTGGATATGAGACAGACATAAATGGTACTGCCTTGTCTATTCAGAAGATCGAAATTCAAGCCAAAAATGGCAAAGTAAGTTAAAGGAACATCATGAGTAATTACACAAAATCAACAAACTTTGCCACTAAAGATGCTTTGACTTCTGGCAATCCTTTAAAGATTGTCAAAGGCACTGAAATCAATACTGAGTTTGACAATATTCAAACTGCTATTGCAACTAAAGCTGATTTGGCAAGTCCTACCTTTACAGGTACGCCGACATTGCCAACAGGAACGATTGCAACTACTCAGTCTAGTGGAAATAGCACGACTGCTATTGCAACCACTGCATTTGTTCAAGCGGCTTTTGCTTTGTTGTATCCAGTAGGTTCTATCTATACGAATGCAAGTGTCAGCACCAATCCCGCAACATTGTTAGGATTTGGTACATGGACTGCATTTGGCGCTGGTCGTGTAATGGTTGGTTTTGACTCTGGGAATGCGTTGTTTGACACAGCAGAGGAAACTGGTGGTAGCGCAGATGCCATTACTGTTAGCCATACGCATACAGCTACATCAACAGTTACTGACCCAACTCATACTCATGTTGCACTTGGTGCAAATACCATGAATGGTACGAGTCCAGGGGGTGGTGGTGTATCTGCTGGTGGAAACAATACAACAACAGCCGCATCAACTGGAATAACTGTTTCTACAAGTGTTTCATCTACTGGTTCAAGTGCAACTAATGCCAATTACCAGCCTTACATTACTGTCTATATGTGGAAGCGCACAGTATGATTACACACCACTTTTCTGATGGACTGTATGCCAAGGAAGCTAGATTTCCTGCTGGTGTAGCCATCTTGAAACATACACATAACTTCAGTCACTTATCTATCTTGGCTGAAGGCAAGGTTGCGGTGTTGCGTGGGAATGAGATTGATATTGTTACTGCCCCTGCTTGTATAGAGATTAAGGCAGGATTGATTCATGGTGTAAAAGCCATTACTGATTGTGTTTGGTTTTGTATTCATGCCACAGACGAGAAAGACCCGTCTAAGGTGGATGAGATTTTGATTAAAGGAGATTGATATGCCAATAGGATATGCAATGGCGGGAAGCGCCGTTTTAAATTACTTAGGAGCGCAAGAACAAGCTGGCGCTATGGAGAATGCGGCAAATCAGTCTGCGGCGGCAACACGAGAATCAGCTAGGTTAGCGGCTGAAGCGGCTAGATTTCGCCCTGTAGGGATTACATCACGCTACGCCACATCCAATTTTCAAATGTCTCCTGAAGGCTACTTAACTGGTGCTGGATATAACCTTGCGCCTGAATTAAGAGGTTATCAAGATAGATTGTTTGGATTAACAGAACGTGGGCTTGGTCAAGCTGAAGCTGGAGAGGCTCGACTTAGACCTAATGTTGGTGCGGCTGAATCTTTGTTTAATCTTGGAAGTCAATATTTACAACAAACTCCTGAACAAACAGCGCAAAAATATATAGAGAGCCAATACAACTTGCTTGCTCCTAGCAGAGAACGTACTTTAGCTGGATTGAGAAATGACCAATTCCAGAAAGGTCGTTTAGGACTATCTGTTGGCGCAACTGGAGAAAGACCTAGTGGTGGTCTTGGGTTATCGGCAACTAATCCCGAATTAGAAGCATATTACAACTCACTAGCACAACAAGACTTACAACTTGCACAACAAGCTGAACAAGCTGGACAACAAAGAACTGCATTTGGTACAGGATTATTTAGCACTGGAAACCAACTGTTAGATCAATATTATGCTGGTCAGGTTGGCGCATTGAATCCATTTACAACCTACTTGGGTGCTGGTCAAACTATTGAAGAACTTGGACAAGCGCCTTTGAAATTAGGTGCGGCTTTGGGTGGACAAGCGGCGGCTTATGGTGGAAATGTTGGTCAAGCATTGTTAACTGGTGGAATGAGTGCCGCAAAGATACAGCAAGGTGGTCAAGGATTTAGTCCTACCGCTGGTTTGTTGCAAGGACTTGCTAACAGCCCAAGACTGCAAACTGGCTTTGAGAATTTGTTTAATCCATCTCCTTTTAGAACAAGTGCATTCTCTGATTCTTACCAAGCAAACATTCCTGTAAATAATCAATCCTCTGGCTACTACTAAGGAATAATCATGGCATCAGAAATTCTCGGTTTATTTACTACTCCTGAACAGTATCAACTTGCTCAACAGCAAGCACAACAGGCGCAAGCTATTCAGTATGCAAATCTTGACCCAATGGCTCGTGCTAACTATGGGACTTTTCGTGCTGGTCAACAGTTAGGCGGTGCTATTGGTGGTGCTTTGGGTGGTGAAGACCCACAGTTAAAGTTGATTTCAATGCGTCAACAGTTGGCTAGTCAGTTAGACCCAAGTAATCCACAGTCTTATATGCAAGTTGCAAAGATGGCGGCTGATGCTGGTGACCAACAGTTTGCTATTGCAATTGCTAATGCTGGTCGTGAAGCGGCAGTTAAAGTTGCACAGGCAAATAAAGAACGTCAAATGGCTATTGCTCCTGATATTCAAAAATCTCAACAAGCCGCCGTTATTTCTCAGGCTATTAGACAATATAAGGCATTACCACCAACTCCAGAAATAACTCAAGCTATTGAGACTTTACAACTTCAATTAGATTTCCTTTCTCCTAAACAAAAACCAGAAGCAACACCTGATGCTATTCAAGTTGCAAGACGGGTAGCTGAACTAGAGACTCAATTGAGCCCTGATGCTGGAGTTGTTTTACCTCCTCAAGTTCGTGCTGGATTAG